TGCACCACCCGCCCCCCAGCGTGCGTCATCCGCGTGGGGAGCATCTTTCATGCACGCTTTACCGATGGGCAAGATTGACACGTCGAACACCCGACATGGACTCGATATGAATGCACCCAAAACGGCCTTTAAAAAAGGCGAAAAAAGACCGAAGCAGGGCAGACCCAAGGGATTGCCCAACAAGAACACCCAAGCGATCCGCGACATGATCGCTGAAGCCCTGGACAACCTCGGCGGGGTGTCCTACCTCATGGAGTGCGGCAAAGACCCACGCACGAAGTCTGCATTCCTTGGGCTTGTTGGCAAGGTGATGCCGGTTCAGGTGATCGGGGACGAAAAGAACCCGCTACAGCACCACTGGACCATCAGCTTCAAGGCGCCCAATGGAAATTGAGCTGCCTAAGAAGCTGGATGTGCTGTTTCAGCCAGCCCGCTACAAGGTCATAAAAGGGGGGCGAGGCTCTGGCAAGTCCTGGGGCGTGGCGATTGCCATGCTCATTCAAGGCACGGCCAAGCCGACCCGCTTTCTCTGCACCCGTGAGGTGCAGAAGTCCATCCAGCAGTCTGTGCATCAGTTGCTCAAGGACCAGATCGCCCGATTGGGCCTGACCTCGTTCTATGAGGTGCTGCAAACCACGATCCGAGGAAAGAACGGGTCGGAGTTCTTCTTTGCCGGTCTGTCTGACATGACCGTTGACAGCATCAAGTCCTTCGAGGGGGTGGACGTGGTGTGGTGCGAGGAGGCGCAAACCATCTCAGACCGCTCGTGGTCCGTGCTGATTCCGACCGTCCGCAAAGAGGGCTCGGAAATCTGGATCACCTATAACCCCGAGCTTGAGTCTGATCCGACGCACGAGCGTTTCGTGCTCAACGAGCCGCCTGATTGCAAGGTGGTCGAGATGAACTGGTCAGACAATTATTGGTTCCCGTCCACCCTGGACATGGAGCGCCAGCACGCGCAGCAGACCCTCAAGCCCGAGGTGTACAACTGGATATGGGAAGGCAAGTGCAAGCCAGCCGTCGAGGGCGCAATCTACTTCGATGAGGTGAGCAAATCCGAGACTGAAGGCCGGATTCGTGATGTGCCAGCCGATCCCCTGCTCAAGACCCATGCTGTTTGGGACTTGGGCTGGAATGACAAGATGTCGATTGTCTTGGTGCAGAAGTCTGCGTCTGAGCTTCGGATCGTTGGCTATCTGGAAGACTCACACCGAACGCTGGCTGACTACGTGGCACAACTCAAGGCCATGCCGCTGAACTGGGGTGTGCATTACCTGCCCCATGACGGATTTGCCAAGGACTTCAAGACCGGCAAGAGTGCGCAGGAAATCCTAGAGGCACTCGGCTGCACAGTCGAGAAGACGCCAAACATGGCGATTGAGGACGGCATTCGCGCCGCCCGCTTGGTCTTCCCACGGGCCTACTTTGACAAGACCAAGGCCGCGGGCCTGATTGAGTGCTTGAAGCGTTATCGACGCAACATCAGCAACAAGACCGGCGAGGCGGGATCGCCCCTGCATGACCAGTACAGCCACGGAGCTGACGCGTGGCGCTACACCTGCTTGGTCGCTGACAGCATGACCAACAGCACCGGGTCAGTTGCCCCCATCCGCTACAGGACGGGCCGGTTCGTGGCCTGACGCTTTACCGCTGTGGATATTCCCCCGCAAGGAGTCTCCACATGAGCCAACACGACCTGCAAGAGTTGATCCGCCTCGTTGCTGCTGGGCGGCGCGATGCTGCCGACAAGCTGGCCGAGCTACTGCACCCGCTTCTGAGTAAGCCTGAAGACCAGCCCAAGACCACCAAGCGCAAGGTGGTGTCCGAATGAGCAAGATGCAGGACGTTGCCCTGCTCAAGCTCTTGCAGGACAAGGAAGACGCGGCGGGGAGGTACGTATGGGGTGAATTGTCGCGCACGCGTGAGCAATCGCTACGCGAGTATTACCGTCAGCCCTACGGCAACGAGCAAGAAGACTGGTCGCAGATCGTCGCCAGCGACGTGAACGACACGGTGGAGTGGATTCTCCCCTCCCTGCTCAAGATCTTCACCAGCACCGACAAAGCCGTCAGCTTTGAGCCGTCCCGCGCCTCTGATGTGCAGGGCGCCGAGCAGGCCACCGATGCCTGCAACCACGTCTTCTACAGGCAGAACAATGGATTCCTGATCCTCTACACCGCGCTCAAAGACGCATTGACCGTGCAGAACTGCGCTGTCATGTGGCGCAAGGAGCAGAAAGAGGATGTCGTCTCCCTGCCATTCAAGGGCGCGTCTGATGAGATGCTGGCCCTGCTGATGGAGGAAGAAGGAGCCGAGATTCAGGACATTCGCACCGATGTGGTGATGGATGAGATGGGGCAGCCGATCCAGTTGCACACGGGCCGTCTCAAGCGCATCGAGCGGCGCAACATCGTCAAGGTCGAGGCGTTCGACCCGAACAACCTGCTGATTGATGCCGAGTGGACTTCTCCGCTCTTGCAGGATTGCCCCTATGTCTGCCGGGTGATGGAAGTCACCATGTCCGACCTGAAGCTGATGGGGTTGGATGCTGACGGGGCGGACCTGTCAGCGTCTGACCGAAACTTGATGCAGCGCGAAGTCGAGGATGAAGCATGGGAGGCCGACACCGACGACATCGACGCATCGCAAGAGGACGGTTATCTGCGCATCGAGTATGTGCTGGTGGACCGTGACGGTGACGGCATTGCCGAGCGCCTGGCCGTGTGGCGCTTGCAGGACAAGATTCTGAAGGTCGAGGAAGTCTCGCATGTGCCCATTGCGACTGCTTCGCCCATCCTGAACACGCACTCATGGGCCGGTCAGTCGATGGCCGAGGCTGTGAGCGATTTGCAGCGCCTGCACACCGAGTTGCTGCGTCAGACGCTCAACAACCTCTATCTGACCAACAACCCACGCACGAAGGTGCTCACGGACGCGAACTGGTCTCCGCTGGCAAACATTGACGACCTGCTGGACTCTCGCCCCGGTGGCGTGATCCGCACGCGGGATGTGAATGCGGTGACGAGCGAGATTGTCCCGTTCGCTGCGGCCGCGTCGATGCCGATGCTGGAATACGTCCAGTCGATGCGCGAAAACCGCACCGGCGTGTCTCGCACGTCGATGGGCCTGAACCCCGACAGCCTGAACAACACGGCCACGGGTCGCCAGATCGACATGACAGCCGCGCAGCAGCGTGTCGAGCTGATCGCCCGCATCTTTGCTGAGATTCTGGTCAAGCCGATTTTCCTGGGCATCCTCAAGACGCTCACCGATGGCGGCATGGAGACGATGGCCTTCCGCTTGCGTGACGAGTTCGTGGAGTACGACCCTAACGAGTGGCGCGATCAGTACGACACGACCATCCACGTTGGACTGGGATCAGGCGACAAGATGGCGCAGCAGGCATCCCTGATGCAGATCATTGCCATGCAGAAAGAAGGCATGGCGCTGGGATTGGTCGAGCCCAAGCACATCTATCACAGCTTCTCCAAGATGATCGAGAACGCCGGGTTCAAGGACGTGCAGAGCTTCGCTGTTGATCCGTCAACGCAGCAGCCCAAGCCGCAGCAGCCGCCAATTGAGTTGCAGATCGAGCAAATGAAGCAGCAGGCCGATCAGCAGAAGGTGCAGGCCCAGTTGCAGGCTGATGTGCAGAAGTTCCAGGCGCAGATGCAAGCCAAGTTGCAAGAGACACAAGCGAACCTTGAGCTTCAAGCGGCCAACGACCAGCGCGACGGTGAGCGGGAGCAGATGAAGGCGCAGTACGCCGCTCAGGCTGAGCAGCAGCGCATCGAGTTTGACCGCTGGAAGGTCGAGTTCCAGGCACAGACGCAAATCTACATCGAGCAGATGAAGCAGCAGATGGCGCAGCAGGCCGATCTGAATCAATACGTGGCGTCAGTCGCTAACAACCAAGACGGAGTTTGAAATGCCGATCATTCAAAACGGGCAGGGCCTGGAAATCGCTGTGCCGCCCGGTCAATCCATCGCTGTCGCCAGCCTGACGGGCACCTACAGCGCCACGCTGTTGGACGGAGCGGGCCGGGGCGTTATGGCCTCCGCATCGGCGGGTGGCGCTACCTATGGGCCGTATCCGGTTGGTGCGACCCTGCTCGTCAAGGCTGGAGTTGATTCGTGCGTGGCGTATGCCGTTGGCGCGCAGCCGGTGGCAGCGGCTAATCCTGTGGCGCGCTATTCCACGGATGCGGACGGCAACGCCTCCGGCCTGATTGCGCCAAACGGTGACGCTCTCCGCCTATTCGACGTGTTCGCGATCGGCGGCGATGATGCGGACGAGGTGACTCAATTCGCCAAGGACGCAATTGCCAACA